AATTGTTAAAGCGTTACCCTGGTAATGATGAGCTGCTCAATGCTCAGCTAACGAAGATTATTACTGATATTGAGAAAACTAAGGCCGATGTTCGCAAGTCTAAAGCTGAGGCTGACATCATGGAAGCCAAGGCCAAGTTGCTTACTGATGCAGATTCGCAAGACAGGACGGTGATTGTCGATGACGTCCCAGAAGATGATTAAGTTAAGCAAGATGGTGCAACCACATTTCTATTCGTTTTGGCGGTCAAAGGCACCATATCTGATACTGAACGGTGGCCGTGGTTCGTTTAAATCATCGACAGTTAGTCTTAAGCTACTCATGATGCTTAAAAGGCAAGCACAGCAAGGACATAAAGCCAATGTCATCATCATTCGAGAGAATACGGTTAACTTGCGTGATTCGGTTTACAGCCAGATCAGTTGGGCAATCGACATGCTCAAAATGACAGACGAGTTTGTGTTCAACGTATCGCCTATGCGCATAACGCACCGTGGAACTGGTAGCACATTCTACTTCTATGGCGGTGACAAGCCTGAAAAGCTGAAGTCTAACACCGTTCGTAACGTGATTGCTGTGTGGTATGAAGAAGCAGCCAACTTTAAGTCTGCTGAAGTGTTTGACCAAACTAACCCGACCTTCATTCGACAGAAATCACCATGGGTTGGTCAGGTTCAAGTCTTCTACACGTATAACCCACCGAAGAATCCATATGACTGGATCAATGAGTGGATCGACAGCGTGAGAGGAGACCCGGACTTCTTCATTGACACTTCAACTTATCTCGATGATGATCTTGGATTCACTGACGAACAGCAGCTTAGACTGATCGACAAGTATAAGGCCAACGATTACGACTACTACCGTTGGCTTTATCTTGGCGAGATTGTCGGGCTTGGCACCAACGTCTACAACATGGATCTGTTCCACCTGATTGATCATATTCCTGATGATGATCCCTTGATTTACCTATTTCTAGCAATGGATAGTGGCCATATATCGTCCGCTACAGCATTGCCAGCCGCTGCTGTTACCTCGAAGGGAAATGTAATCGTTCTTGACACCTACTACTACTCGCCAGCAAATCAAGCGTTAAAGAAGCCACCAAGCCTCTTATCCAAGGAAATTCACGAATTCTTGGCTTCGGTAACCAAGAAATACCGCGGTGCTAAAGTAAAAAACATGACAATCGATTCTGCTGAAGGTGCCATGCGCAACCAGTATTACAGCGATTATCACGTTGCTTGGCATCCAGTACGCAAGCTCAAAGAAGCCGATATGATCGACTACGTTCAAAGCCTGCTCGCACAAGGGCGGGTTTTTGTTTTAGACACTCCCAATAATAAAGTGTTCATGGAACAGCATCGACAGTATCAATGGGACGAAAAGTCAATGGAGTCAGATGATCCCAAAGTTATCAAAGAAAACGACCATACAGTAGACGCATTCAAATACATGATTCTTGACAACGCTCGAATTCTTGGGCTTAAACGCTAAGAAGGTGATGCTTTGAACTTAATCAATACAATCAAAAATCTATTCAGGAAAGGAGGCGCAGCATTGGGAGTTGTACAAAGTCTTGGACAAATTACCGATCACCCAAAAATAAGTGTAGATCCAAAAGAGTATGACCGTATTGCACTAGATAAACGTTACTTTGAAGGCAAGTTTCGTAAGATTGAGTTCAGAAACACGTATGGCGACCTTAAAAAGCGGCCTTATGTCACTTTAAACATGATGCAAGTTATCTGCCGACGGTTGGCCTCACTTTTATACAATGAGCAAAGCAAGATTACGATTGAAACTCGCCCCGAGAAAACTGACGAGTCCGGAAATACGGTCGATTATAAGGCTCCGGATGAAGCAGATACTTTTATTCATGAAGTTCTAGAAGACAATGACTTCAATAAGAACTTTGAGCGCTATCTTGAGTCGTGCTTGGCACTCGGCGGTATTGCAATTCGTCCGTACGTTGACTACAGCACGAAGAAAATCAAACTGGCATGGGTGCAGGCTCCTAGTTTCTACCCACTTCGGTCTAATACGAATGACGTTAGCAATGCAGCTATTGCAACGAGAACTGTAAAAACTGAAGGAAAGCAAACGGTGTATTACACATTGCTTGAGTTCCATGAATGGAGCGAAAACGAGTACACCATTACAAACGAGCTTTATAGGTCGGAAGCATCGGATACCGTTGGCATCAAGGTAGATTTATCCATGCTGTATCCCGACTTGCCACCATTGGTTAACCTGGATACGTCTGTATTTACGCGTCCGTTGTTCGTTTATCTGAAACCGGCCGGATTCAACAATCGAAACATCACCAGCCCATTAGGTATTGGTGTTTGCGACAATGCGCTGAACACACTCAAGCAGTTGAATGATGCATATGATCAATTTAACTGGGAAGTCAAGATGGGTCAGCGACGAGTAGCCGTTGCTGATAGTATGACGGAGATCACATTCGGGCGGGAAGGCCAGAAGGAACCCAAACAAGTATTTGACCCTGACCAGAATGTCTTTCTGTCAGTTCAAGGCGGTGGCATGGACGATAAAACAGTCCAAGATTTAACGACCCCTATCAGATCGCAAGATTACGTGGCATCTTTAAACCACTTTCTTAAAACGCTTGAGATGCAAGTTGGCTTGTCATCCGGTACGTTCTCGTTTGACACCGCCGGTAACATTCAAAACAAAACGGCAACCGAAGTTGTTAGTGAAAACAGTATGACGTACCAGACTCGCAATAGTCATCTGACAATGGTTGAACGTGCAGTACAAGAGCTGTGCGTTTCGATCTGTGAGCTTGCCAGTGGAACGGTCATTAATGGATCAGCATTATACAGCGGGCCAATTCCAAAGATTGACCAAGTGACTGTTGATTTTGACGATGGTGTATTTACTGACAAGTCTGCAAGCCTTGATTACTGGATCAAAGCCAATGCTGCGGGGCTCGTGCCCAAGCGTGTTGCTATTGCTAGAGCGCTTGATGTTCCAGAGGAGGTAGCAGAACAGTATGCTGCCGAAGTTTCAAATGAAAGCCCAGAGCCGGTTGCTCCTCAAGATAGCCAATCAGGTTTATTTGATGGGGACGGTGATAGCTAATGCCTAAAGTGACTCCACATCAATTGACAATCGCACAGGCTTCTATCGGTGACATCTACGCATCGCTAGAGCAAACGCTGTTCAAGATGTTCATTGACAGATTAACCAACCACGGAGCGTTTCCGCTTGATGAGGATCACGTGCTCCAATGGCAGGCAGAGCAGCTTAACAAGCTCCATTTGGTCAATGAATCAACAATCGAGGAAGTAAGCAAAGCTACAGGAATTGCTCAAACCAAACTAGCGGCCTTGTTCAAAGATTTCGGGATTGCGATTGCAAATGGTGAATATAGTCGCTTGGCAAAGGATACCAGTAAGGATATTTCGCCGGGTACTGACGTCGATCAGTTGCTTAATGGCTATTTGAAGCAGACATTCCTTGATCTGGATAACAATGTCAACCAGACGCTAATTACCACGAATTACGGCGCGAATGCCGCTATGCGTACTTATCAGCAGATTGTAAAAGAAACTACCGCACAAGTGATTACTGGGCTTAAAACGCCTGCTAGGGCCTTGGCCGACACCATCTATAAATGGCGAGATCAGGGCATTCAAACTGTGCTGACAGATAAAGGAACACACGCTTGGTCGCTTGAAAGCTATGCGCGAATGGTGATTACTAACACAAGCGGCAGAGCCTTTCAGGCAGTCAGAGATCAAGCGGCTGATGACTATGGGATTGATACGTTTGTCATGTCTAGCCACCCAGCTAGTCGTGCTGCGTGTGCACCAATTCAAGGAAAGACGGTGACAACCCGCTATCAGTCGTTCCGATCTGAAATTAGTGGTGAATGGTTCGAGTCGCTTTTCAATCATGGCTATGGTGAACCTGCTGGAACATTCGGTATCAACTGCCATCACCAAAAATGGGCTTATGTACCCGGTGCAAATACCAATAGTCAATCGCAATTTGATCCTGACGAAGCCATTCGTAATGGTAATGTGCAGGCCAAGCAACGTGAGTTGGAGCGAAGGGTGCGCAAGTACAAAGCCGATGCGGACCTAGCCAAAAAGCTGGGCGATACAGATGGACAGCAGCATTACAAGCAATTGATCAGCAATAATCAAGCCGCCCTGCGACAAATCGTCAAAGATCACGACTTCCTGTCTCGGGACTATTCAAGAGAAAAAGTGTTTTTGTAGGAGGATAAATGGAAAACTTCAAAGTTAACATTCTGGGAGTCGAATATAAGGTTCTTGTTAACCAGAACAGAAAGGACTATCCGCTTCTTGAAGAAGCAGATGGATTTACAGACTTTACCACAAAGAAAATAATCATTGAGAAGCTCAAAACGGGCCCACGCAATTGGGAAGATATGGATAGTTACTTTCTGCAGGTGCTTCGCCATGAGATTGTACATGCTTTTCTACATGAATCAGGGCTTGATAGCAATACAGACTGGGCCAGAAATGAAGAGATCGTTGATTGGATTGCAATTCAGTTTCCCAAGCTAAAAAAGACGTTCAAAGAGGCCAAGGAGGAAATGCAATGAAATATCGCAAGAAGCCGGTTGAAATTGAAGCTTGGCATTTTACTAAAGAGAACCTTAAAAAGGGTGTACCACGGTGGGTAGATCACTTGCCTGTTAATAAAAATGGGTATGAGGAATTGAACCATGATATTTCTCTTTGGTCGCAGTATGGCGGGGAGAAAATTGGCGGTGAAATCAAGACTCTTGAAGGCAATATGACTATTTCAGAGAATGATTACATCATCAAAGGCGTTCATGGTGAATTCTATCCTTGCAAGCCTGACATTTTTGAAGAAACATACGAACCATCTGGACGTTCGGTAGATGGTAAATTAATTACCGAAAAATTGCCGTTGCCGATCAAACACGAGCTTGATAAACGATCTAGAGACGCACAACGCCGTAAAGGATTTTTGTAAGCCGCAGCTAGTGGCTATTTTTATGCCACTCGACCTAAGCATGTCGTAAAACTGCTATTTGTTTTACCCAATTCGCGGTCGTACCGCGTCAAAAACACGTAAGGGAGAGATTGTATTGAAACGCGAAGAATTAAAAGGATTAGGTCTGTCTGATGAGCAAGTTGACAAGGTTATGGGAATCCATGGTACCGATGTGAACGATTTAAAGGGTCAGGTGTCTCAGCTAACTACTGAACGTGACGCTTTGAAGCAGCGCACTGCTGATTCCGATAAGCAACTGAATGAGCTTAAAGCGGCTCACAAGGATGACAAGGACTTCCAAGCCGAGATCGACAAGCTTAAAGCCGACAATAAGGCGAAAGATGATGCGGCCTCTAAGCAGCTGAAAGAAACCCAGTTGAATTATCAGACTGAGCTTGCTCTGGTGAAAGCCGGCGCATTGAACACCAAAGCGGCCTCAGCCCTGATTGACAAGGACAAGCTTAGCTTGGACGAGAAGGGCAATGTTACCGGATTAGATGAACAGCTCAAAGCGCTCAAGTCGGATGACAGTAGCAAGTTTCTGTTCAAGGCTGAAGAGGCACCGAAACCACAGAATACACCGCCAATTACAGTCCCTGGCAACCCTAATCCAAATGCAAATGGCACTCTGAATCCAGCCACTGCTACCTACGAAGAGTTGGCGGCAAGCATGGCACACGAAGAATAAGAAAGGATGATTTAAATGGCTTTTCCAAATGCACAAACGACTGACAAGTCCGCAATGATTATTCCTGAGGTTATGGCCCAGATGATCGCAGCACGGCTTCCTAAGGCAATTACTTTTTCGCCTCTCGCAACGGTTGATAACACTCTTGTAGGTGTTCCCGGTGACACTATCACGGTTCCACACTGGAAGTATATCGGCGATGCTGTCGATTTTGCTGAAGGGGATAGCATTGACTACTCCAAAATGCAGAACGGCAAAACAACTTCGACGATCAAGCGAGCTGGCAAAGGGGTAGAAATCTCTGACTTTGCTGTTCAAGTGGGGCTTGGCGATCCAAAAACGGAAGCTGCTAACCAGCTGTCCATGGCCATTGGTTCTAAGGTCGATAATGATTGCGTCGATGCCTTGCTGAACGCTCGTTTGACGCTGACTCATGCAGCTCCTGATCTTGATTTGATCGATGCAATCGAAGCCGCATTTGAAGATGACACTAGCGAGTTCAACACCGAAGGTTCTTCACCAGTACGTGGTGTGCTTTACATGAACTTGAAGGACTACAACAAGCTCCGTAAGGCTGCAGCATCTGACTACACTCGGGCTTCCGAACTCGGTGATCAAATTCTGACAAGCGGTGTACTCGGTGAAATCTTTGGTTGGCAGCTTGCTACCTCCCGCAAGATTCCTGTTGGTACTTACTTGGCTGTTAAGGCTGGTGCTCTTGGCATCAACATGAAACGTGGCGTGGAAGTTGAAACCGCGCGTGATATTGACCACAAGACAACCAAAATCAACGTTGATGAATACTACGGTGTTTGGCTTAAAGACGACACCAAGGCACTTGTCGTTAATGCTCCAGCAGCACAAGACGGATTTGATCCAAATGGTAGCGTTAAGCCAACTGATGCTCAGACTGTTGATGAAATCAAGGCTTGGTTAACTGCCCACAGCATCGATTTCACTGGAAAGACAGCAAAGTCTGATCTTTTAGCGTTAGTTCCAGCTAAATAGTCAACATTAGTCGCCATTGAAATGCACAATAGGGAAATCCCGGCGGCTTTGTGAGGTGATGATATGGCCTATGTAGATAAAGATGATTACATGCAGGCAATGCATATTACTGATGCAGATGTTCCTAAGAACTTCGATCAATTGGCAGATTTGGCCAGCGAATATTTAGATGAGCAAACACGCGATTTTTATCAAGGTAACGACCTTGCCAGTGACCCGTGGCCACTTCGTGCAAGTAAGTTTAAGCGGGCGGTTATCCGTCAAATTGCTTACATGATTGATTCTGGTATCACCACAACAGAGCAAGCCATTAGTCAGCCTACGAGTGTTTCGAAGACAATTGGACGTACAACGGTGTCCAAGTCGTGGAATAATAGCCAGTCCTCAGTTGATGGCCATCAGCGCTCGGTTATCAGCGCTGATGCGCTGGCGGCTCTTAGCGGCACTGGGCTGCTATACCGAGGTGTTGACTATGTTCGATGAGATCGATGACTTGATATCATACAACGATTCGGTCACGTTGTTCCGAGTGACCGGTAAAGATGACTGGCAGAAGCCTATTTACAGCGAACCGGTTGTCATTGGGCACGCTAGAATCGATCGCGGAACAGTATATTCGGGAACCAACAACGATCGGCAAATTGTTGCTAAAGCCGTCATTTACATTCGATGCGCTGGTAACTCAGACATGCCGTTGCTTGATGATAGTTGGCTGCAAGGGCAGGCCGAATTCGACAACCGCAAGTACACCATTACTACGGTCAACGTTTTAAAAGATACTGATACGCCTGAAATATGGGGGTACGAATTGGAGGTGCTGTAATGGGTGTGAAAGTAATAGTTGATGTTGATTTGATGAGTAAACTTGGACCGAAAGCCCAAAGCAAAGCTCTCACAGCCGCTGCTACTCAGCTCGATACAGAACTGACTGATTACAATACTGGCGTTGTGCCAAGGCTTAATGGTGACCTGCGGGGGACTGCAACTCCGAACGGTGCGGACGTTGACTTCGACAGTGCTTATGCGGCAGCTCAGTTTAACGGTGGGTATACGAAAAAAGATGGCACCAAGGTTGTTTTTCATCATTGGCATAAAAAAGGAACCGGCCCCCACTGGGACAAAATGATTGAAGACAACGATCAAAAGATGAGTCGAATTCGTGAGGCTTATCTGAAGGGACTGAACCTATGAATGCTTTAAAAACGTTGGCGGATGCAATTAACACGATTCCCGATATGCCACAGAGAGTCAGCATGGGCTTCCTTTCTGCTGACGAATCGCTTTCAATCTATCCGACCAAAAACGGGTCGGTGATTGATGAAGATTTCGCCGGCAATCAAGAAACTCGGCTGTATTACGAAGTTGCTATTCGTACCAAGGATCAGCATTTGGGCAACACAATCATGTGGCTAGTCTCCGATTTTGTTAAACACTTGAAGGAACTTCCGTCTGATGATTTCCACTTTGAAAAAATTGAAACCACGTCTGAACCAAGCATCACCCAAGCTGATTCACGTGGCTTTTTTGTATACACGATTGATATCGCGATGAACGTAACAGCAAATAAATACAAGGAGTGATTTTTCATGGCAGCAAAAGAATTTAACTTGAACTTTAAAAACAAGTTCGAAATCGATACTAAGGGTGGTAAAGACCCGTCGGATGTCGCTGGTGCAACCTTTGTACCATTGGCAGCCGGCATCAATAACTTTACGCCGACTCTTAATGAAACAACGGCTAATGACGTCTATTACGATGGCGAAGGTTATGGATCAACTGAAGTCACTGGCAAACGTCTCCAGTTGGCATATACGGGCCACCGCTTGGAAGGGGACGCTGCCCAAGACTATATCGCAAGTCACTATCTTGACCTTGGTGACGATCTCAAGACTTTGGCACGTTGGACGCAAGCTAATGGTTCAACTGTTGTTGGGCTAGTTACTATTAGCAATATTGTTGTTTCTGGCGGTGCTCCGGGTGCCAAGCAGACAATGTCATTCACTTTGGCATTCAACGGCAAGCCCGTTTATACTCCTGCGGGCCCAAAAGTGTAACGGTGTCTGGGGTATCCCTGACACCGACAACGGCGAGCATTAAAGTGGGAGCAACCACGGCATTAACGGCTACAGTCAGTCCCGAAGATGCGACTGACAAGACTGTTAGCTATGCATCCAGTAAAACATCGGTCGCTACTGTCAACAGTAGTGGCGTAGTAACTGGCGTTTCTGAAGGCTCTGCTACCATTACCGCAACAACACACGATGGCAGTAAAACCGCAAGCGCGACAGTAACAGTCACTGCCGCTTAAAAAGACAAGGTCGCCAAAGAAATCAACAGTATGGGTAAAGCTCAGGCGGCCATTAGGAGGAAATCATGAGCAACGTAATTAATTTAGATGACGTACTGGCAACTAAGCAGGACTTTACCTATAAGGGTGAGACGTACACGTTCCGTTTCTCAGATAAAATGCAGCACGCTTTGAGTGATGCTTGGGTCAAGGCCAACGCATATGCTAAGCAGTTGACTAATGATGACAAGGAAAATGATGACATCGACAAAAAGCCGGTTGAAGATCAGCTTAATTTTGTACGTGAGGCTCTCAATAAAGAACATGAAATCGCCATGGACTTCTTTGTACAGACGATCGGAAAAGAAAAAGCCGAAAAGCTGTACAGCGATTTAGACCAAAGCACAGACGGCCTCATGTTTGTCCTTGGCCTAGTCAAGCGGGCATCTGAAAAGGCAATTAAGGACGCTCAAGACGCTGAATATCCTGCATTTGACGGGAATGAGGATAATGATTAGCCTCACTCAACCGCTAGCGTGGTACTGGCAGTGTGAAGACAAGAAGTATCGTGTGAATTTGGCGTTTGATAACGTGTTGCGATGGTTCGAACTGCTTGATCGTGAGGACAAGACCGATGCTCAAAAGGGCGTCATTGGTTGGCATATGTTCGTTAATGCTAATGAGGTCGCGCCAGAAGACCGGTTAAAGGCACTTCAGTGGATTAATCAGTACATTGGCCAGCAACCATATCATGACTCGGAAATGCAGCCAGAAACCGATGAAGAACCATCAGTAACAGGCGGAGCACAAGAGGAGTTTTTCTCTTACGTTCAAGATGCGCCTGCTATTTGGTCAAGCATACGAGCGTTTTATGGCATCGACTTAGAAGACGAACTAGGAAAGCTACATTGGCACAAGTTCCGTGCTATGTTGGATGGCTTACCGGGTTCGTCTTATTTCATGCGCATCATTGATATTCGGCAACGATCTCGTCAGGGACTTGAAGGCAAGGATTTGATTAACTTGGTTGATTTGCAGAATTACTACATCTTGGATAAATACCGTAATGCAAAGCACTCCGCAGAGGCAGCTGATTTCTTTGCTGCATGGGCGTCCAGCGCAAACAAATAATGAAAGGGGGAACACACAATGGCAGCAGATGGAACGATCTCGATTGAAGTTGCTCTAAAGGGCAAGGATCAGCTCATTAGTGATACCGAGCAAGCAGACAAAATCCTAAAGGACTTTGGCAGCCAAGCTGGCGATAAGATGGATAATGCCATCAAAGAGAACACAAATAAGGCTAAGCGGACTCTGGCTAGTTTTCCAAAAGAAGTCAAGACTAAACTCATCGCAGAAGCTAAAGATGCCGGCATTAAGAATTTCAGTGCCATTCTGAAAAAGCTACCTAAAGAACAGCGAGTTGAATTGCTGACCAAGGTAGAAGACGGCAAAGCTATTGATTTTGAGAAATTGATTAAGTCACTTCCCAAGGAAGTCCAGAGCGAAATCAAGGTCAAAGATGAAGCCACAGTTCCCCTTGAGAAGATTGAGAAGAAGCAACAGGATATTCCCAAGAACACTGAAACTGTAGTTAAAGCAAAAGATGAGGCCTCAGCACCACTGAAACATGTCGATGAGCAGATTGAAACCACTGGCAAAGGATTCAGCCATCTTAAGGAAATCATTGCTGGATCGTTAGCAGCTAACCTAATTAGTTCTGGAATTGGCGCTCTCACATCAGGTTTGAAGGAAGCTTATCAAGCTGGTATGGAGTACAACAAGGAACAAGACACCATGAGGACTGTTTGGAAGTCTCTTACGACAGAGGCGCCACAAGACGGCCAACAGTTGATTGATTATATTAACAAACTGGGCCAGTCTACCATTTACTCCACAGGCACGATTAACGAAATGGCTCAAAGCTTTTATCACGTTCATTCTAATGTTGATGAAACCAAACGGTGGACGGATTCATTTGTCGCGTTGGGTTCTACTCTGCACATGACGAATGATGCACTTGCCGAGTCTGGTGAACAATTTGCAAAAATTGTTGCTGGCGGGAAGGCATCTTCCGAAGACATGGCTGTCATGATTAACCGTTTTCCAATGTTTGGTGAAGCTTTACAAAAAGCCACGGGCAAAAGCATGTCCGAGCTTTACGCCATGTCTGCTGCCGGAAAACTTTCTGCAGAGCAGTTTACTGAAACACTCGATTATTTGGGCAAGAAGTATGCCAGTGGCACACAGGAAGCTATGACTTCATTCATGGGCATGGGTATGTTCATTCACTCCAAGTTTTCGACCTTAATGGGCGATATCACGAGTTCCGCGTTCACGATGACTAAATCTTCAATGAATGATATTAAAGGCTTGCTTTCCGATGACATGATCAAGCAATATGCTTCAGGAATATCATCTGCACTATCTTTTGCATTAAGCGGCGCAATCAAGCTTTTGGGCTATATCAACGCGCACAAGAACGATATCGTTGATATTTTTGGCAGCTTATATAAGATTGGACAAATTATTGGTGGCACTATTTGGCATACCGCTTACGATGTTGTTACGGGAATTGCGTCTGCTTTTGGTTTACTAGGCGATAAAGGAAAAAAGGCTGAAGACCCTCTGAACACTATTAACGATCTTCTGAAAAACATTGTTGCTCATAAAACTGAAATTGAGAATCTAACTAAAGTTTGGCTGTTGTTTTTTGCCACCAAAAAGATTACTGGCTGGATCAAGTCGGTAAATGAAGCACGTAAGGCTATTCTTGAGCTTAAGGCTGTCACACAATTGTTTGGTGATGGTTCCGGCGGTGGTATCAGTCTGCCAAGTCTGGGTAAAAAAGGCGCCACTGGTACTGCAGTCGAAGACGCCGAAAGCGTGGCTGTTAATTCCAGCAAACGAGGCGGCCTTTTCAGCCGTCTTTTCTCTGGTAGCACCGCTAAAGTTGGAGAGGACGCGCTTGAAGATTTAAGTGGTGCATCCAGTTTCACGTCCAAATTTTCAAAAGCCGCTGGAGCAGCCAAAGGATTAGCTGGAATTGGCACTGCCATTAGTATTATCTCCTCATTAGGAGACTTGTTAGGGTCTACCAAGAAAACTATCGGTGGAAATGCTGGTAGTACTGCTGGCGGTGCCCTGGGCACTTGGGCTGGCGGTGCTGCCGCAGGAGCTGCTGTCGGTACATTTGCGGGCCCTATAGGCACTGCTATTGGTGCTGGTTTAGGAGCTGCTGCTGGAGGTGTTGCCGGTTCTAGTGTTGGCAAAAAGATTGGTCAGGAAGTTCAAAAAGGTGTTGAATCCACTTTTCATCCGAAACTTAGCAACGGCATGACACAGGCCACTGATAAATTGCATGGTAGTGTCAAAACATTTGTCAAATCGTATCAAGGTGACATGGACAAGATCATGGGTGACACCATCATGCTTGGAAGTGCCACTGGTAAACAAGCTGACAAAATCGAAGCTGATATGGGCAAAGCATATGCTCACATGTCTAAAAGCGTTGACGACTATTACAAGGATAAGGAAAGCAAGTCCAAAAAAGACTTAGACTTGCTGGTCAAAAATGGCTCTATCACTCAAAAACAGGCTGATGAAGCTTTGGCTAAAGAAAAAAAGAACGATGCCACTAAAGCCGCACAAATGAAGAAATCATATGCTGACATGCAGAAGGAAAGCGAAAAGTACTTCAAGGATCGTAATGATACCGAGAGCAAGTACGAAAAGAAGAGTACCGATGCCGTCAACAAAATTTTGAAAGATCGTGCTGCTGAACGTGAAAAACTTGTCAAAGCAGGCGCTACTAAGGAAGAGCTTGCCGGGTTTGACGCCACAACTGCGCGCAAAGTTGCGGCAGCTAAAAAGAAGCTCAAAGGCCAAGAGGATAAAGACCTTCAAAAACTGCAAAAAGGCCATCTTAAAAACATGAAGACTTTACAGTCGCAAGCAGATGCCAACACTTATCAAAGCTTAAAAGTGAGTGCGGGCAAGGAAAAGGACCTTTTGCAGAAACTGTCAGAAGACAAGCACAAGATGGGCCAGAAAGAACTAAAGGAAGTCATCTCTACTTCGGCAAAGCAGACTAATGCTGTCGTCACCGCCGCTAACAAAACTTACAACGAGGCAAAGGACGCTGCTAACAAGAAATACAAGGCAACAACTTCTGCCGCTGAAACTGAATATTATGTCAATCACTCTATCTCAAAGTCTCAGTATGAAAAGATCGTCGGAGATGCCAAGAATCAGCGTGACGATACAATCAGTGCTGCTAAGAAGCAACGTGACGGCACTGTCAGCCATGCCAGAAATCAACACAATGAAGTCGTTTCCGAAGCCACAAAACAGGCTGGAGAACATAAGAGTGCGGTAAACGCTGAAACAGGTGATGTTAAGAGCATTTGGAATCGATTCTTAGATGGCGTTGCTGGTGTTTGGAACCACCTGATTGATGCATGGAATTGGGTAGGAAAACTTTGGGGCAAAAGGCCTTCTCGCCACTGGAACCGTTACGCCATTGGTACTGGTGGTACACGAGAAGATCAGCTTGCCGTTGTTGGTGAAGAGGGATTTGAGTTGGCCCATCATCCTAGTCTTGGTATTTTTCCACTGGGCGTTCACGGTATGGAAACAACTTTCTTACCAGCCGGAACAAGCATTTTGCCTCACAACCAATCAGAAGAATTCTTAAAGATGACTAATGCATTGCCCCACCATGCTACCGGTATTTTTGGTACTATCTCTGATTTATTTGATGGTGCTAAAAAAATCGCTTCTGGAGTTGGCTCAGAGATTGCGCATGCGTTCGGTAGTGCTATGAATTTCATTGATAAGGGTGTATCTGGCGCTTGGAGTTGGATTGAAGGCAAGACTGGTATTAAGAAACTTGCAAGCAATGATGGTCAAAAATGGTCGTCAATGCGGTCTGATTTTGGTGGCGGGACTCTTAAAGGAATTAAAGACGGATTTTCAAACGTATTTACATCTCTATTCAAGAAAGCCAAAGAGGATGAAACGTCTGGTGGAAACTACAACCCAGAATTGATTTGGAAAGCCGCAAAAGAGATGGGATTGAGCCCATCAGGCAGCTTTATCCGCATGCTTCAGGCTACCATTCAGTCTGAAAGCGGTGGCCGCAACATTGTTCAACAAATCCACGATATTAACTCAGGCGGCAACGAAGCGCGAGGAATATTGCAATATACTCCTGGTACCTTTATGCATTATGCGATGCCTGGGCATACTAATATCATGAGCCCTTATGACCAGTTGCTGGCCTTTTTTAATAACTCAGATTGGCAAAATAGTATTGGTAACACCGTCATTTGGGGTCATGCAAAGACTGATTGGCTACACTCTGGTCCTCAGGGCAGTCGACGCTTAGCCTATGGTGGAAGATTTGATAAAGCCACACCGGCTGTGGTCGGTGAGGACGGTACTGAGTATGTTGTCAATGTTACAAAAGATAATGCTGATCAGTTGCTCATGGCAGCGATAGCTGAACGTGCCAAGACTAGTTCTTCTAGTATCTTTGCCAAGGCACTTAAAGGATTTAAATCATCGCAGATTCAGGCGATTAATTCAGTTCCTGATGTCCAAAACGCTATCAATAGCTTTAGTACCGGCACAGCACAACCAAAAGTAATTAATGTTCAAACCGATGTATCACTGAATGGCAGGAGCATGGCCCGCGAATTGGCCAAGCCAATACAAATCGAGATCAATCGAAACAGTAGCATTCGTCTTCGTCGGAAAGGAGTGACACAACTGTTATGACAATGGCAATAACTTTTAATGATATTAACATTTCAAAGTGGATTGATGGCATTCTGCTTGTCACTAGAAACGTTGGGCAAAATCGTGTCCCACAGCTTGACCAAGTTGGCCGCTCTGATGGGAAGATGTTCTCATACGTTAGAGCAGATGAAGGCACTATCACGGTGACTGCTATCGTTCGAACTGATGTCAATAAAAAGCGCAGGCTTCTTGCAGATGCCCTGACTACTTCAAAACCAGCTAAACTTATTTTCGCTGATGAGCCAGATATATATTACAATGCCATTTCAACTGGACAGATTACTTTAGACGAGGCCTATCTTCACAATACGCTTACCATAACGTTCACTGTCCCCGATGGCATTGCCCACTCGGTAGCCACGCAGACGGCTGACAACATGCCTTACAAGGACGTGCCAGTGAACTTGCTGACAAACTCAAATACCGCTGAAGGTTGGGTTAATCGCGGCGATTGGGATGTGGACGATTACAAGCATGACGGTCTTACCGTTTTCAAAAGAAATGGTTCATGGATGGGGCTTAACC